CTAAATCAAAATAACACCACTTACCTTCATAACCTAAAAAGTTATGAGAGTTAAAGACTATAAATTTAGCTCTATCCCAACAGTATTTTTCTTTTCCAAACCAATACTTAGGATGTAAAGGATTGATATCAGGTATATCTACACAATCACAATCTAATCCTGCACTATCATCTGTATAGCAAGTAAATGTAAAATCTTTATGGTAGTTATCCTGTACCATACGATACAGATTGTTTACATAATCTGGTGAGTATTTAGTGCCCCACTTGATGCATACAAAGTTCATCATATTCTTTCTCAATCTCCGGGTTTCTGTCTAATCCATTTAATAAGCATATTGTATATTCAGGTCTATATTTTCTTCCTGTCGTATTAAAAGCATATACTTCCTCTTTGGGTAAGTGTTCAAATGTAAATCCTTCATGATATAAAAATGTATCATCACCATAAGGATACTTTACATCATATGTTTCAGGGTACTCATTATAGTGTTTCCATATATGTGTAGCATCTTTCCAAAGCATTACACTAGAATTATAGTTACTTAAAGGCCCTACAAACTCTGATTGCCATGGGAAATCATGTATGCTTATTTGTTTATCTCCTTTATCTTTCCACCATGTATATACAATTACAGGGTTATGACGACAATAATCAAACAAATGATCTATATTCTTTTGTATTCTTATATCTAAATCCAGATATAATATTGTACCCAAGTCTTTTAATTGAAATAATTTTATTTTTTCCATGTTGCCATTTGGCTCATGTTCCATATAAATAATTCCTATATCGGGGTGCAAATCTTTAGGGTCATCTGTTACACAAACATAATTATACTTGCCTTCGGTATGCTCGTATATAGAATTGACAGCATCTGCGCTGTATTTGTCACCATATTTTAATGTTAAAATAGTTTTCATTGTAATTACTTTTATTTATAAATAAGACTATACAACGAATTTATAAGAGATACTTGAATGGCCACCGTACAAAATATAGTTATAGATCAGGGAACCACCTTTAGTTTAGACATAAATCTAACTAATGACGATGCTTCCGCAAAAGATCTGACATCATATACAGTAGCTAGCCAAATGAGAAAGTCTTATGAAGCATCTGCTAGCACAAGTTTTACATGTGTTAAGGTAGATGATACAGGAAAGGTAACGATTAGTTTGTCAGCAGTTCAAACAGCAGCGCTTAAACCAGGGCGTTATGTGTATGATGTTGAAATAACAAGCGCATCTGAAACTTTAAGAGTTCTAGAGGGGTTAGTAACAGTAACCCCAGAAGTGACGAAAGTATAAGGAGGAATGAATGGGAGTTAATGTAAGCACATCGAGTACACCGGCAAAGGTAACAATTTCTACTGGCAGTTCAAGAGTAGTAACTACAACCACAAGCCAATCTCAAGGAGCAACATCAACAAATATAGACAGCGTGTCTGGCATTGATACTTCCGGCGCACAAAATGGTTATTCGTTAATTTATGATGCATCAACTGGCAAATGGGAAGCCACTGCACCAACTGATGTTGCAGCCCCAACCAGCATTGACGGTGGTACATTTTAGTATGGTAAATTAATACAACTTAACTAGGAGAAAATTAAATGGCAACAACTATTCAGATAAAAAGAAGTACGGGCTCTTCAGCTCCAGCTACTTCTGACTTAGTTGAAGGCGAATTAGCGTATGCCGAGGATAGATCCAACTCAGGAGCATCTGCAAAGTTATACATCTCATCTATTGATTCTGGCGGTAACGAAGTTATCCAGGAACTAGGTGGTAAGTATTACACAGATCTTATTGACAATGCTACAGACTCCAACACAGCTTCTACAATCGTTAAAAGAGACGGTTCAGGAAACTTTAGTGCTGGTGTAGTAACATTTGGCTCCTTAAGCGATGGTTCTATAACGGCTACTGCATTTGTAGATGAAGACAATATGGCTTCAGACAGTGCAACGCTTATTCCAACTCAACAATCAGTCAAAGCCTATGTTGATTCTCAAGTCACAGGTAGTGACTTAGACGCAGCTGGTGACTCTGGAACAATAGATATAGATCTAGATTCAGAGACATTTACAGTAGCGGGTGGTACAGGTATCACAACAGCAGCTTCCGGTACAACTATTACAGCAACACTTGATAACACAGCAGTTACAGCAGGAGCCTATGGTTCCGGCTCAGCAATTCCTGTTATTACAATTGACGCACAAGGTCGTATCACAGCAGCTTCAACAGCAGCAACGAGTTCTACTTTAACAATTGGAGCCGACAGTGGTTCTGATGATGCTGTTACAGTAGGAACAGACACACTAAACTTCGTAGGTACAAACAACGAAGTAGAAACAACAGTTTCAAACAATCAGATACAAATTGGATTACCTAATAATGTAACAATTTCAGGTAACTTAACTGTATCAGGAACAACAACTACGGTAGATTCTACAACTTTAAGTGTTGCAGATCCATTGATCATATTAGCATCTGGTAATAATTCATCAGACGCAGTTGATATTGGTCTTTATGGTCTATATGACACTTCAGGTTCACTAGATTTATACGGTGGTTTATTTAGAGATGCTGACGATTCAGGTAAATGGAAACTATTTAAAGACTTGCAAGCAGCACCAACGACAACTGTTAATGTATCAGGAACAGGTTATACAATCGGCACATTAGTAGCTAGCATAGAATCAGCTAGTGCTACAATTACCGGCGGTACAATTACTGGAATTACTGATCTATTAGTAGCAGACGGTGGTACAGGAGCAAGTACTTTCACAAGTAACGGAATTCTATATGGTAACGGTACTGGAGCCTTACAGGCAACAGCAGCTGGTACTGATGGTTATTTCCTATACAGTGATAGTGGAACGCCTGCATGGACAAATGTTGTTGACGGCGGAACTTATTCTTAATAACAAGTAATCAATGAGAAGTGAAATGGAAAAAGAAGTAAATACAAAATTAGTAGATGAATATATTAATAGCTTATCTCAGAAAGTAAATGAGCTACAGCAAGAAAACATATTACTTAAAGCTAAAGCCAGCTATAATGAAAAAGAATATCAGGAAAGAGAATTACAATTAAAATTGGAACTACAACAAGCATTAGACAAAATTGCTACTCCAGAAGTTAAGAAGGATGAGCCGGTTAAGAAAAAACCGGTTCCAACCTTTACTTCGGGAACAGTAAAAGAGGTAGAAGAGGAACAACCAGAGGCAAAGAAAAAACCTAAGCCAATGATAAAAGCTCCTAAACCTAAAGGTTATAATATTGAAGTAGACGGTCCAAGAGAAGTAATTCCTAATCCTAAATTTATAGAGGCAGAGGCAAAAATAAACTAACAAGGATAAAGACATGTCAACAGTAATTAAAATTAAGCGTAATGAAACAGCAGGTAATGCGCCAACTACAGCAGATATTGTACAAGGTGAAGTTGCACTTAACTCTGCAGATAAAGAATTTTATTTAAGAGATTCTACAGATGCTATTGTTAAGATTGCAAACTATGCAGAAAAAGACCTTTCATTAGAATTTCCTACAGGAGATTATGGAAGTGTTGCTTCTTCACTTGCAACAGATGCTTTTGGACAATTAACTGATGTTATATATGATCTAAATACGTCAATTAAATACAGACTAGCTACAGAAGACTTAGGTTCAGTAGCATAAGGAGACAAATAGATGGCAGTTACAGTACAATTTAGGCGAGGCACAGCTACACAGAACGATGCGTTCACAGGTGCAGCAGGTGAAGTCTCGGTTAATACAACAAATAATTCTATTAGGGTCCATGACGGAAGCACTCAAGGCGGACATGAATTAATGTTAGCTACAGCAGAAAACATATCAGGAAATATCGCAGGTACAAATATATCAGGCGGTTCTATCGATGGCGGAACATATTAATTAGGAGAAAACAATGCCAACACAGGTACAATTAAGACGAGGGACTACAACACAGAATGAATCCTTCACTGGTGCGGTAGGTGAACTTTCCGTAGATACTACGCTAGATACTATCAGAGTCCACGATGGTTCTACAGCAGGCGGTATTAGACTTGCAAAATTCTCAGAAATACAAGCTGGGGATATAACAGGTGTAACAGCAGGCACAGGACTTTCAGGCGGAGGTACTAGCGGAGGAGTAACGGTAAACTTATCTCACTTAGGCTTAGAAAGCCTTTCAGACCCTAACGATGATCAAATAATCTTTTGGGATGACTCAGCAGGAGCAACTGCATTTTTAGATTTAGGCACAGGGTTGTCTATATCTGGAACAACGGTTTCTGTAGGAACACTTAACCAGGATACTACAGGAAACGCAGCTACGGCAACAGCATTAGAAACAGCTAGGACTATAGGTGGCACATCATTTGATGGTAGTGCAAATATAGCAGTTGCATTAGCAGCAACAGCTACTACTTTAGCAACAGCAAGAACAATAAACGGTGTAAGTTTTGATGGTAGTGCAAATGTAACTACATTAACAGCAGGCACTGGTGTTGCAGTCTCAGGAACAGCAGTTTCAATTGGACAAGCAGTAGCAACAACCGATGATGTTACATTTGCAGATGTAGCAGCAACAGGTAATGTTACTATTACAGGTAACTTAGATGTAAATGGAACAACTACAACATTAGATTCAACCAACTCTACAATAACAGATAGATTGATTGAGCTAGGAAATGGAACATCAGGAACACCAGCAAACGATATGGGTCTGGTCTTTGAAAGAGGATCTTCAGACAATGCGTTTATTGGTTGGGACGAAAGTGCAGATAAATTCCTAGTAGGTACTGGTTCATTTACAGGTGCAAGTACAGGTGATTTAACAGTTACCACAGGAACACTTGTAGCAAACTTAGAAGGTAATGTTACAGGTAATGTTACAGGTAACGCAGATACAGCTACAGCACTTGCAACAGCAAGGACTCTATCCTTTACAGGTGATGTAACAGGTACAGGAGACTTTGACGGTTCAGGTAACTTAGCAACTGCATTAACTATAGCAGCTAATAGTGTAGCTTTAGGAACAGATACTACAGGTAATTATATGGCACAAGTAAGTGGCGGAGATGGTATTACTATTTCTCATACGCAGAGCGAAGGCTCTACAGCTACTATTACTGGAACGGCTATATATAATGCTAGTGGTACTAAATTAAATTAAGGTAGGTAAGTATGGCTTTAGCGAGCAGGACAGACTTACAGGATTATGCCCTACGAAGGTTAGGCGCTCCTGTAATTGAAGTAAATGTAGAAGAAGGGCAACTATCTGATAGAATAGATGATGCCCTGCAATTCTTTCAAGAGTATCACTTTGATGGTGTTGAAAGAGTATTTGTTTCTCATCAACTTACTGGTTCAAAACTAAAGCTGACTACCAATATTGCAACCAGCTTTACAAAAGGCGAAACAGTTACAGGTGGAACATCAGGAGCTACTGCAAAAGTGGCTTCTACAGATGGACAATTTATAACGACAGAGGAGTCTGACGGTACATGGCAAGCATCGGAGTCTATTACAGGCGACATATCAGGTACAACTGGAACATTAGCACCAACAGATTTTTACACCAAAGGGGATATTGAAAACGGATATATCCCTATTGGTTCTGGTATATTGGGTGTAACAAGAATTTTTAACTTTGGTGGAGCAGCTACTAACAATACAAAAGATGGGCAACTATTTGATTTAATGTATCAATTTAGAATGAATGATCTATATAATTTAATGGGAGCTGACATGGTCTACTATACAATAGTCCAGAGTCACTTAACAACATTAGAAAAACTTCTTACCTCAGAAAGACAAATTCGTTTCAATCGTAAAACAGATAGATTATATGTAGACACAGATTGGGACAGAACATTTAATCCAGGAGATTACATAGTAGCAGAAGCATATGCTATCATAGATCCGGCAACATATACAGAAGTTTATGATGACATGTTTCTTAAGAAATATACAACAGCATTATTTAAAAGGCAATGGGGCGAAAACTTGAAAAAGTTCTCAGGAATACAAATGCCAGGTGGTGTCACATTAAACGGAGATCAAATTTATCAAGAAGCTGTACAAGAAATACAAGCTATTGAACAAGAGATGTCACTAAAATATGAATTGCCTCCGTCGTTTATGATAGGATAACTTTATGACTACAAATCATTTCTTTCAATCAGGCAATAGCATAGGAGCTACAAGTGAACAACGCTTAGTGGAAGACCTGGTTATTGAAAGTTTGAAAGTATATGGGCATGACATATACTATATGCCTAGAACATTAGTAAACAAAGATACAATCTTTGATGAAGATGAATTGTCAAGATTTACACAGGCATATCCATTAGAAATGTATTTGGATAATGTTAATGGTTATGAAGGACAAGGAGATATATTTACTAGGTTTGGATTAGAAGTTAGAGATCAAGCAACCTTTGTTCTAGCAAAAAGACGATGGGAAGATTTAGTATTGACAAGTGGAGGCACATTCACACAAACAACAAGACCTTCTGAAGGAGACTTACTTTACTTTCCAAAAACAAAAAGCATATTTGAAATTAAATATGTTGATTTCCAAAATCCTTTTTATCAACTTAACCAAATTTATGTGTTTAAATTAGTATGTGAACTATTCGAATACAGTTCAGAAGATTTGGATACAGGTATTACAGAAATAGATGTCATAGAAACAAAATACTCTCAAGATATGTTAGAGTATCAATTATTAACAGAAGATGGTAAGTTAATATACAACGAAACAGGTGGATGTATAATTAACGAATCTTATAACACAACAGTCTCAGAACCAATAGACAATGTAGACTTTGATAATCTAGTAACACTAGAAGGTATATTAGATTTCAGTGAACGAAATCCTTTTGGTGAGATAGGAGGATAATATGTTTAAAGATAAGACATTTTATCACAACCATATAAGAAAAGCAATCATTGCTTTTGGAACTATATTCAATGATATAAACATTGAAAGAAAAAATAGTTCAGGAGCAGTTGCACAAGCTATAAGAGTACCTTTAGCATATTCTACTAAACAAAAATTTCTAACAAGGATTGCTAGAGTAACAGATACAACCACAAGAGGTGAAGTAGCAATTACTTTACCTAGAATAGGCTTTGAGATTATAGGGTTAAACTATGATCCAGCCAGAAAGACGCAAGTAATTAACAAATCCAAAGCAGTAGGTACAGGAGATGATGCTGATACAGTAAGATACGCATTTAATTCTACGCCATACAACATGACTTTAGGCTTATATATATTTGCGAAGAACCAAGATGATGGCTTACAATGTTTGGAACAAATAATTCCTTACTTTAATCCTGACTTTAATGTTACGATTAATGATTTACCTGAACTTGGAATAAAAAGAGATATTAAAATTACATTAGATAATGTTGGTTATGAAGATGAATATGAAGGCGAGTTTGCTAATAGATTAAGTGTAGTATGGACATTAAATTTTACCATGAGACTTAATTTTTATAGCAATGTTGCTAACGCAGATGTTATTAAGAAAGCAATTGCTAATGTTTACAATGATCCTAAAATGACTCTTAATACAACAACTAATGCTAGCAAAGGAAAGATAACTGCTAGTGTTAATCCGTTAAATGCAACACCGTCTGATACTTATTCATTCTTGGAGGAATTTGATGAAGAATTCGAACAATAAAAGCACATTTGAAGAATTAGATAAGAGCTTTAACACCAAAGAAATAACAAAAGCTTTAGAGTCTAATCTAAAAAGAACTCAAGACGAAAGACAACTACCAGCAATAGATATGTCTGATGAAGATAAGCAAACTCTGGCAACAAAACAACAAGAAGAAGATTTACAATATGCTAGGAGTATGTTGAAACAAGCTGAGGCGTATAATGCTGAGGCAATAGAAGGTATATTACATATAGCAAGAAACTCAGACCAACCTAGAGCATATGAAGTAGCTGGTGGACTAATTAAAAATTTACAGGACAATGCTAAAGACATGTTAGATGTACACGAAAGACAAAAAAGAATAACAGCAGACGATCCTAAAGCAAAGAATATAAAAACACAAAACAATTTATTCGTAGGTAGCACAAAAGACTTATTAAAAGCTATTAAAAAAGAAGATACAAAAACAATAGATGTAACACCAGATGACACAAGCAAGTAATAGCTATCATGGCAATCCTAATTTAAAACCACTGGGGTATCAGCACGATTTCTCAGAAGAAGAAATTAAAGAGTATGTTAAATGTAAGGATGACCCTGTTTATTTTATAGAAAAATATGTAAAGATTATTACATTGGATAAAGGGTTACAACCATTTAAACTATACGACTGCCAAAAAAGAAAAGTAGATTGTATAATGAAAAATAGGCGTGTTGTTCTTATGGAAGGACGACAACAAGGTAAAACAGTAACATCAGCAGCGTGTATATTACACTATACAATTTTCCAAGAAGACAAAACAGTAGCTATTATGGCTAACAAATCCTCAGCAGCAAGAGAAGTATTAAACAGATATCAAATAATGTATGAGAACTTACCTTTATGGATGCAACAAGGTGTTAAGGTATGGAATAAGGGTGATGTAGAATTAGAAAACAATAGTAAAGTATTAACAGCAGCAACAACAGCAGCAGCGATTCGTGGTAAATCAGTTAACTGGCTATATATTGATGAGGCAGCAATCATACCCAACAACATAGCAGACGAGTTCTTTACTTCTGTTTATCCTACTATTTCTGCTGGTGAGACCACAAAAATTCTACTTACATCTACACCACTAGGTTACAACCACTTCTGGAAATTCTGGAATGAATCTGTAGAAGGAGTAAACGGTTTTGAAAATATGTTTATACCTTACTATGAGATACCAGGTAGAGATGAGAAGTGGTTAGAAGAACAAAAACAATTACTTGGTGATGTTAAATTTAACCAAGAGGTAATGTGTGAGTTCTTAGGTTCAACTAATACATTAATTAATGCACAAACAATAGCAAGGCTTAGTACAAAAGATCCTTTATATACTAAAAGTGGTTTAGATATATATGAAGAACCTCAAGAAGGACATTTTTATGCCATGACAGTAGACACATCTAGAGGCATAGGTGGAGATTTTTCAGCATTTATTGTAGCAGATATAACGAAAATGCCATATAAAGTAGTGGCAAAGTACAGAGATAACAAAGTAGCGCCAATGTTGTACCCAGATATAATAGGAAAAGTGGGTAAAGACTATAATGATGCTTTCATTTTAGTAGAAGTAAATGACATAGGACAACAAGTAGCAGAGATATTACATCAAGAAGTAGAGTATGAGAACATGCTTAGTACTGTTACTGAACAAGCAAGACAATATGTGAGTCCAGGTTTTGGTAAAGCAACAAAACATGGGGTTACAACCTCTAAACAAGTTAAAAGGCAAGGGTGTTTTACATTTAAGTCTTTAATAGAGGAACAGAAACTGTTGGTATTTGATGAACATATAATACATGAGATTTCAACATTTACTGAGAAAGGTAACACTTATCAAGCAGATGAAGGTTACCATGATGATTTGGTTATGTGTTTAGTTTTATTTGGTTGGCTTACTAGTCAAAACTTCTTTAAAGACATGACAGATGTTAATACAAGAGAGGGTTTATATAAGCAACAAATGGGAGATATTGAGAGTAACTTAACACCTTTTATCAGAGTTACAGGTAACGAAGAAGAAGTTGAAGTGTTAGGTGGTGATGTTTGGCTTACTCATGATGAGTATCACCCTGTATCTTTACAGAAAAAACTAAAAAATATGATTAATTCCTAATGTACACACGCACCTATAGGTCTGTACATATTTGTAATTTAAGTTTTTTATAAATAGTTGGATGATAATAAATAAACTTGTGTCATTCATAAGATAATATAAACCGAGGAGAAAAACATGGCATTTCAGCTATCACCAGGCGTTGTCGTAACTGAGACAGACCTTACCAGTGTTGTCCCGGCGGTTGCATCTACTACAGGTGCATTTGTTGGTAACTTCCAATGGGGTCCGGCAGGCGAGATCGTAACAATTAGTTCAGAGAATAATCTTGTAGAGAGATTTTTCAAGCCAAATGATACTACAGCTGTAGACTTTTTCACAGCAGCATCATTCTTGGCGTATGGTAATAATTTGAAGACAGTCAGAGCAGTTGATGACGATACAGCGAGAAACGCTGTAGCATCAGGAACAGCAGTTCTTATTAAAAACAGCGACGACTATTCTCAAAATCACAGAGACGGTTCAGGTTCTAATGGAATGTGGGCAGCTAAATATCCAGGAGCTTTAGGAAACTCTCTTAAAGTATCTTTTGCGGATTCCAGTAATTTTGACAGTAATTCAATAGCAACAACTACTATAACAGCAGGTGGATCTAGTTATTCTAGTACACCAACTGTAACATTTAGTGCAGCACCAGCAGGCGGAGTAACTGCTACTGGTACAGCAACAGTTGCTTCTAATGCAGTTACTGCAATTACAATTACTAATCCAGGAAACGGATATACAAGCGCACCAACCATTACAATTAGTGGCGGTGGAGGAACTGGAGCAACAGCTACAGCAACTTTAGCTACTGACTGGGCGTACAAAAACAAATTCGATATAGCACCTTTAACATCCACAAGAGTGGCAATACAAGGTGGTTCAAATGACGAATTTCATATAGTAGTAATCGACGAAGACGGATTGTTCTCAGGAACAATTGGTACAGTTCTAGAAACATTTGCAGGTGTTTCTAAAGCGTCGGATGCTAAAGGCTTAGAAGGTGGTTCAATATTCTACAGAGATGTAGTTGAAACACAATCTAAATTTATTTACTTCACAGATCACCCAGCAAGCGAAACAACTTGGGGTACAAGTGGAGCAGGAACAACTTATACATCTAACTTTACAGCAGCAGAATCTACTGTATCATTAACAGGTGGTGTTTCAGATAGTCCCGATAGTGGCGATATCCAAACAGCATACAACTTGTTCCAAGATGCAGAAAGCGTAGACATTTCACTTGTATTAACAGGTGGACATGGTACAACAGATCAAAAATATGTCATAGATAATATTTCTAAAACTAGAAAAGACTGTTTAACTTTCTGTTCTCCACAACTGACAGACGTCGTTAATAACGCAGGTTCAGAAGTTACAGCAATGATTGCCTCAAAAGCATTATTGACACCTACTTCTTACGCTGTAATGGACGGTAACTGGAAGTATATGTATGATCGTTATAACGATGTATACAGATGGGTTCCTTGTAACGGAGACATAGCAGGACTATGTGTTGAAACAGACAACACTACAGATCCTTGGTTCTCACCAGCAGGTTATAACAGGGGACAACTTAAAAATGCAGTTAAATTAGCATTTAATCCAGTAAAAGCAAATAGAGACGACATGTATTCAGCAGGTATTAATCCTGTAATTAGCTCTGTAGGTAATGGAATTGTATTGTTTGGAGACAAAACAATGACAACAGTACCTTCAGCGTTCAACAGAATTAATGTTAGACGATTGTTTATTGTGTTAGAAAAAGCTATTGCAATAGCAGCTAAGTATCAACTGTTTGAATTTAACGATGCGTTTACTAGAGCGCAATTCTCATCATTACTTACACCATTCTTAAGAGATGTTCAAGGCCGTAGAGGTATATTCGACTTTAAAGTAATTTGTAACACATCTAATAACACAGCAGAGGTTATAGATAGGAACGAATTTGTAGCGGATATCTTTATCAAGCCAGCAAAAGCAATCAACTTTATACAGTTGAACTTTATTGCTACTAGAACAGGTGTTAGCTTTGAAGAAATTGGCGGTTAACGGCGTATAAATAGTTTTAATAGGAGAACAAAATGCAAATACAAAAATTCAAATCAGCATTAGGGGCAGGCGGAGCTCGTCCCAATCAGTTTGAAGTGATCCTCACATTCCCAACAGCGGTAGGAGCAGTTGGGGGAGATGCTAATATTCTAGTTACTGGAGCGGCTATGCCAGCTTCAACAGTTAACCCAGCTATCATACAGTATAGAGGCAGGGAAGTTAAATTCGCAGGTGAAAGGATTTTTGATCCTTGGACAATCACTATTGCCAATGATACTAAACAGTCTTTAAGACAACCGTTTGAAGCTTGGTTAGATGCAATGAATAATAAAGGCGACAACAGCTCGATAGCACTTAACCCACAAGACTATCAAAGAGAGATTACTGTTAAACATTTGGACAGAAATGACGAAGCATTACCTGGTGGAATTATACAACTTAACGGAGCTTTTCCAATTAACATGTCAGAAGTTGCATTACAATATGCACAGAATGATATAATTGAAGAGTTTACAGTTACATTCCAGTACCAGGATTATGAAGTCATAAATTAATCCCGATAGATGGGACGGAATAAATAGTTATGGACATTTTTGGTTTTGAAATAAAGAGGAAGGAGACGCCACCAGGTGAGAAATCATTTGTGGCGCCTGCCGAAGACGGTGCAATAGAGTCAATTCGAGCGGGTGGGTACTACGGTACTTACATGGATCTGGAAGGGGTAGCCCAAACAGAAGCCGAGTTAGTTAAAAGATATCGAGACATTGCCATGATGGCAGATGTTGATACAGCAGTAGAAGATATCATTAACGAAGGGATTGCACAATTGGAGAATGAATCTCCCGTCGAACTTAACTTAGACGATGTAGAGTTATCGTCAGCAGTTAAGAAATCAATACTAAAAGAGTTTGAAGAACTAAAGAACCTCCTGGACTTTAAGGAAAGAGCCCAGGACTACTTTAGGAGATGGTACATAGATGGCAAGATCTTTTTCCATAAGGTTGTAGATCTTGATAATCCTAAACAAGGGATCAAAGATATTAGATATATCGATCCTAGAAAAATTAGGAAGGTGCGTGAGATTAAGAAGGAAAAGAATCCTTCAGGCGTACAATTTGTTAAAGATATAGAAGAGTTTTTTATTTTTAATGATAAGGGAGTTACTTCTAAACCAGGACAATATATAGCTCCTGAAAACCAACAAGGTTTAAAAATAACAAAAGACGCTATAGCATATGCACCAAGTGGTTTGGTAGATCACGATAAGAATATAGCATTATCGTATTTACATAAGGCAATTAGGCCGGCAAACCAACTCCGTATGATGGAAAATGCGGTTGTTATATATAGAATAACAAGAGCACCTGAAAGACGGATCTTTTATGTAGATGTTGGTAACCTTCCTAAGATGAAGGCAGAGCAATACATGAAAGACATCATGGATAGATATCGTAATAAATTAGTTTACGATGCTAACACAGGTGAAATTAGAGATGATAAGAAGTTCATGTCTATGTTGGAAGACTTCTGGTTACCTAGAAGGGAAGGCGGAACAGGAACAAATATTGATACATTGCCAGCAGGTCAAAACCTAGGGCAGATTGAAGATGTAGAATATTTTCAAAGGAAATTGTATCAGTCTTTAAACATTCCTGTATCGAGATTAGAACAACAGGCTGGACTAAATTTTGGAAGAGCAGCAGAAATAAATCGAGACGAGATGAAGTTTACAAAATTCATCATCAAGTTAAGAAGAAAATTTGCTGTTATGTTAGCTGACTTATTGAAGACGCAGCTTTTACTAAAGGGTGTTATTACTGAAGACGATTGGGATAACATTAAAGATGATATAGACTATGAGTTTGCTACTGATGCTTACTATACAGAATCAAAAGAACAAGAGATTCTAAGAAGTAGAGTAGAAGTATTGAACGGAGTAGCAGCATATATAGGAACATTCTTTAGTAAGCGCTACATTCAAAAGAATGTTTTAATGCTAACAGATGAGGAAATTGATACTATTGAAACTGAACTCTTAGCAGAGCCACAATATCAAAGACAGTATCAGTGGAGTCCTTTACAACAGGTTCAAGGTGAACAACCAGAGCCTGCACAGGACATAAGTAATGAAGTACCAGGAGAGGGTAACCCTGTACCTGGACCAGATAATGGAGCATAAAATGGCAGAAAACGAAACAGACAGAAATGTTGAAGTTAAAGATATGTTGGATAACATAATTGCAGGTAACAATGCAGAGGCCCAACAACAATTTAATGATCAACTAGCTTCACGAACAGGTGAGGCAATAGATGCATTAAAACAGGATAAAGCAGCAGATGTTTTTAAACAGAGCGTTGATCCTGACATGGAACCACAAGGTGTTAGTTTAGATGACGCTCTTGTGGATATAGATCAAACAACAGGGAGACCTGTAGAAGGAGAAACAAATGGCGAAGACATTTAAAGATTTTAGAGCAGGGGTAATTACCGAATCTCCTGTAGACGGTGTGGCTAAAGGCTCACTAGAAGGCGATAAGCACATGTGTGCTAGTAAAATTATGCACAAGGAATGGAATGAAGGCACACCTATTATTGGTGAACATGCAGAACCACAAGATGGCAAAGTGGCTTGGTATAAAGTAATGTTTGAACACGGTATCGAAACAGTTGAAGTGAATGATCCTAATGTAGAGGTTCTTGAAGAAGGTCCTCATATGAACCATAAGAAAAAATCATCATACTAATTTAACTTAACAAAGGAAAACAAATGGCAGTCACAGTAAACAATTTAAAACTCACCCAAGTTCAGGGTGTTGTTTCTGTTAGGGGGACTGCTGCTACCGGAACAATTGCTCTAGCAACCACGCTAAAGAAATCTACTGAGACGCAAAGCTCCCCAGCAGCTAACATAAAAGGGCTACATTGGACTTTGTCTAGCGGTGCTAGCGCAAAGGTTCAACGAAACTCCGTTGTACTATTTGAACTACACGAAAGTGGTTCATTAGATTTCTACGGATTTGCAGAAAACTCAGAAAACACATCAGATATAGAAGTAGTTATAGCCGGCGGAGCTGGTGGAACTGTTATAGTAGATTGTGCTAAAGTTTCTGGGTATGGTTCACAACAACATCAAGAGGCACCATTAGACACAGATGACGCAGGAAGTGTTTATGACGGTGGATCTTTAGGTTAAGGAGAAACAAATGAGACTTATTAAAGAATTTAACGAATCTATATCTTATCTCACAGAAGAGAGTAAAGATCCTAAGAAACCTAATGTATTCATTGAAGGTGTTTTCTTACAATCAGATTTAAAAAACAAAAACGGCAGAGTCTATCCTAAAGAGATCATGCAGAGAGAAGTTAACAGATATGTAAATGAATCTGTTAACACTAAAAGAGCTTACGGAGAGTTAGGACACCCAGAAGGTCCTACAGTAAACTTAGATAGAGTATCTCACATGATTACATCTTTAAAAGAAGACGGTACCAACTGGATTGGTCGTGCCAAAATTATGGATACGCCAATGGGGCGTATTGTAAAAGAACTTATTAGCGAAGGCGCTCAACTTGGAGTAAGCTCCAGAGGATTGGGCTCTTTAAAAGAGAGGAATGGCATTAATGAAGTACAAGATGACTTCATGCTTGCTACAGCAGCAGATATTGTTGCAGATCCTAGCGCTCCAGACGCTTTTGTATCCGGCATTATGGAAGGAAGGGAATGGGTTTTTGTTAATGGTAAATGGACAGAACAAGACATCGAAGAGAGTCAAGCATTGATTAATAGTACTTCACAGAGAGATCTAGAAGAAGCTAAAATCGCTGTTTTTAGCAATTTTCTCGATAAACTGTCTAAAATATAATAGAAATCTGTATAAATATAAATAGTTTATTAGATTATATTAAAATTAAATAATCCTAAGAGGAGAGTAACATGGGAGTAGAATCCAAAATCAGAGAACTTCTAGAAGGCAAGTTGCAAGACGATGCTGTAGAAGTACTTGACGAACTAGCGGCTAATCGTCCGTTGGATAAGTCAAGCAATGGAGATGCTAAACCACCCCTACAAGGTAACTCTAATCCAAACCCTGAACAGCAAGACCTAAGTGGTACTAGCAACCCAGAAGGCGGATTAACTAGCCCAGTAGGTAAGGAAGCATCAGCTAAAGCTGGTAGTGCCCCTAGACCTTCTAACTCAGGTGCTGGTAAAGCACCTAATTACAACGATGGAGAGGCAACTCAAAGCGTTGTAGCACAATCATCATCTAAAGGTAATGTACATCAGGAAGAAGTCGAAGAGACTGAAGACGAAGTACTAGAAGAAACACCTGTTTCTGAAACTGAAGAAGAAATTGTTGCAGAGGAAGAAGTAGTCGAAGGCGAAGAAGTAGAATATGTTGAAGAAGGCGAAGAAGAAGTTATTGCTGAGGAAGAATCCGAAGTAGAAGCATCTGAAGAAGACTCAACAGAAGAAACTTTATTCGAGGCAGACATTGCTAACTTATTTGCTGATGAAGAGCATCTTTCAGAGGAATTTAAAACACAAGCGGCATCATTATTTGAAGCTAGTGTGGTAGCAAGAGTCAATCAACAAGTAACAGAAATAGAAAACGAACTTGTTGAGGAAGCCAATAAGGCTTTTGACGAAGCTAAAGAAAAACTTGTAGAAAACATCGACAAGTATCTGTCTTATGTGACAGAGCAGTGGATGTCAGAAAACGAGCTGGCTATTGAGAGCGGCCTAAGAAACGAAATTACTGAAAGCTTTATTAAAGGCATGCAGGAAGTTTTCGTAGAACATTACATTGATGTTCCAGAGGAAAAATTCGATGTATTGAGTTCTCAGCAGCAACAAATAGACGAACTAAAATCTAAGTTAGACGAAGAGATTGGTAAGTCTGTAACTATCAGCGAAGAAAAAGAACAACTACAAAAGGAAAAAGTTTTCCGTTCCGTGGTTGACGATCTAGCTGAAACAGAAGTAGAGAAATTTGCTAGTCTAGTTGAAAGTATTACATACGAAAACGAAGACAAATATATTTCAAAACTTAATGTTATCAAGGAAAATTATTTTCCTAAAGCGAAAGCAGATGATAGCGATAAGCTAGAAGATAGCGTTGATCAAGGGACTTTAACAGACAACACCGTGATGAGTAGATATGTACAAGGTATCACTCAAGCAGCGAAGTTTGATAAGGTTAAATAATTAATTTTTATAAATAATTAGGTTATAAAACATAACAAAAAGTAAATTAAGGAGAAACTGATGTATCTTTCAGAAGAACTACAGAAAAAGTGGAGCCCAGTGCTTGAACATCCTGAACTCGCAGAGATCAAGGACCCGTACAAGAAAGCGGTTACCACCGTTGTCCTCGAAAACCAAGAGAAAGCTCTCCGTGAGGAGAAGGAAGCTCTTTTCGAAGCAACACATGCAAACCAAACTGGAAGTGGCGTTGACAACTATGATCCAATATTGATCTCGTTGGTAAGACGTGCTCTTCCGAACCTTATGGCTTACGATGTTTGTGGCGTACAACCTATGTCTGGACCAACAGGTCTTATCTTCGCAATGAAGTCACACTATACTAGTCAAACTGGTACAGAAGCTTTATTTAACGAAGCAGACACAGACTTCTCGGGTGCGGGTACACATGCTGGAGCTAATCCAGTTGATGGTACTTACACTACAGGAGCTGGTGTATCTACAAGTACTGCTGAAGGTTTTGGTGATTCAACTACACTTAATGAAATGGCGTTTTCAATCGAGAAGACAACTGTTACTGCTAAATCAAGAGCATTGAAAGCAGAATATACAGTTGAACTAGCTCAAGATTTAAAAGCTGTTCATGGTTTAGATGCAGAATCAGAACTAAGTAATATTCTTTCACAAGAAATACTTGCAGAAATTAATCGTGAAGTTATTAGGACAATCTACAAAGTAGCAAAAACAGGCTCAGCCTCAACTGCTACAGCTGGAACATTCGACTTAGATGTTGATTCCAACGGTAGGTGGTCAGTAGAACGATTTAAAGGTCTTTTATTCAATATCGAGCGTGATGCTAATGTTATAGCACAAGACACAAGGCGTGGAAAAGGAAACTTCATCATCTGTTCATCAGATGTTGCTAGTGCTCTTTCAATGTCAGGTGTACTTGACTATGCACCAGCTTTATCAACTAATTTAAATGTTGATGACACAGGTAATACATTTGCTGGTGTTTTAAACGGTCGTTACAAAGTATATATTGATCCATACTCAGCAAACACAGGAGCTGCTAGCCAGTTCTATGTAGTTGGTTATAAAGGCACAAGCCCTTATGACGCTGGTATATTCTATTGTCCGTATGTCCCACTACAAATGGTAAGGGCTATTGACCCAAGCACATTCCAACCTAAAATTGGTTTCAAAACTAGGTATGGCATGATCGCTAACCCATTCGTAATGCAGGCTAACGGAACTACTGATGCAGACACATTTACTGCAGACCGTAACCAGTACTACAGATCAGTTAAAGTTACAAACTTAATGTAATTTTAGATCTTTCTAGAAATAGAATTAAAAAGCCCCACCATATGGTAGGGCTTTTTTTTATCTGAACGATTATTTTTGTGTAACGAAAGAATTAAGCTGTGTTGCTACATCAATAACATCTTGTGCTGTTATTGTAACTGTAGGTAACGGCTTTTTATCGTTAGGGTAAGCATCGTTGTGGCAATGAATTGCATCACATGATCTCATATAGTTATCTTGTAAGATACCTTGTGCTTGTCCTAGTAATTCGGCTCTGATTTCGAACCCTGATTTATTGTCTGACATAATATTCTCCTGTGTGTATGTGTCATGTCCGTTGTGGACATTATTATTTATACACTTTGGTAACATACCATTTGATTTATGGTTTAAAAGACAGTACTATAAATACAATTATGCGTTATCATGTGATCTACAAAAAAGGTATTGAAAAACCATTCTATGGAACAATATGGAATGATCTCCCTAGTCACATCAACAATCCAGATAAACTTTTAAAAATCACTACACAATCAGATAATGATTGGGACTATAAGAATATTCTTACTTGGCAATTAAATGAATTACCACTTACACAAAAATTTATTGACGCGTATAGGCACATGGCATCTCATTCAGCACAATTTGAAAGATGGGGAGGCACTAAGAACCCAAATAATGAAACACCTCCTGGGTATGAATGGGGTATAGGAAGAGAATTGTGGTGGCTTTATAATATGAGATTCGACATTTATAAAAGTAATAGTGTTCAGGACTATTTGGATAGTCGTACAAAGATGAATGAACTAATAGATTATTTAGATATAGATCCTAGTCTTAAATTAAATGAAACAGAAATATTTGATGCTAGAATAGATAATTTAAATAAGTTACATTATATATTTGAACAAGAACTTCCTAAAGTAATGGATAGATATGGTAGGAAAGAATTAACTTATAAAGAAATGAAACCTATTAGGAGTGCGTGGGAGGCAGTTAATTATATTGTTCATATGAATGAAAAAACACAAGGGTTTATGTCTAATCAGTCTGTTGATAAACTTAATAAATTATTAATAGAATATTTCGTTTATCAAACAACATTAGCATGCCAATATATACCACCTGGAGAAGAAATAAACAAGTTTAGAGAATGGGAAATGGTAGATGAAGACTATGAACACTTTACAACAGAAAGAAATGGACAAGATTTGTTATTAGACTTTGGAACAGTAGGAAAAGATTTATATTCTTGTAGTTCTACAAATGATATAGAATTAGCAGGAGAAAAAAGACTATTATCTCAGCAAATAACATATAATCCTTGGGTAGCATATAACTTTGAAACAGTAGATAAACAAGAATCTTTAGACAAATATAATAAATGGATAAAGAAAAATAATATAGAATATACAGAAGCAAAGTTTACACCTGGTAGACACATAGTATCTAGTGAATTAATAAGTCACCCTAATATAAAAGACCCATTAACATTTTACAATAACATTATAAAAAGAACACCAATTATAGAAGGATTCGTAATTACTGATGATAATAACAAATCAATCTTATAAATAAGAGTAAGACCAGGAGTAAATATGGCATATAGTAAAAAGGTAGTAGATAGATTTGAAGATGTTTTAAATAACCCAGCAGCACACGGAGTAGGAAGGTTTGATCCAAACGATCCTAACATTGCAACCGGAATGACGGGAGCACCAGCATGTGGAGATGTTATGAAACTAGATTTAAAAGTATGTCCTGATACAGATGTTATATTAGATGTTAAATTTAAAACTTACGGTTGTGGTTCAGCTATTGCTAGCTCAACAATGTTCGTAGAAATGCTTAAAGGAATTACAATGACACAAGCTTTAGCTATCAAAGATAAAGACATAGCTGAGGCACTAGAGTTACCGCCTATTAAGTTACATTGTTCTGTATTAGCAGAAGATAGTATCAAACAAGCTTTAAAAGATTGGGATACTAAGAAGGCACACCGAAAACATAACGGAGAACCTATTGCAAACTAATCATTACAATCCTAATATGATAGCAACAACATATCAAGGACCTCAAATAGATTTTACAGACACAGCACTTGAAGAAGTTATAAGAAAAATAGAAAGACAAGGTGTTAAAGGTGTTAGGTTTGGTTTAACAGGTGGAGGGTGTGCAGGCTTCTCTTATGAATTTGATTATGCCAGTGAAGGAAAAGAAAATGATATTCCAATTGATTTTGGAAAGTTTACATTATGGTTAGACCCTTTATCTGAGATGTATTTAACAGGAACAATTATATCCTGGAAGGTAGAAGGATTAAATGAAGGGTTTGAATTTGTTAATCCTCAGGAACAATCAGCTTGTGGCTGTGGTGTTTCTGTAGGTTTTTAAGGAGTATATTATGGCAAAGTCATTTAAAGCATTAGTACAAAGAGAGCCTGGAAGAAAGGCATCTAGTACAGGACAAGGTGGGAGAGGTAGAAGAGTAGGTATCAGTACTTCTACAATGAATAAATCAAAGAAAAGAAGTCACAAAAAGTACAGAGGACAAGGTAGATGACAACAACTAATATTACGAATGTTTCAGACGCAGCCTGGAGTAACAATAACCCTAACGAGTTAGATTACTTACGCCCTAATGCGTTTAAATTTCAAATACATAACATTCCGAATGTCAGTTATTTTTGTCAAGCAGCTAACATACCTGAAATAAATTTACCACCTGCTACACAAATGACACCATTAGTAGATATCCCACACCCAGGAGATAAACTAGAGTTTGGTGTTTTAATGATAAGGTTCCTCATACAAGAGGACATGAAAAACTATACAGAGCTATATAACTGGTTAATTGGTTTAGGATTTCCAGTAG